CCGTTTGGGTCTCCTCCCTTCCCTGTGCGCTGACACCGACTGCGATGCCAAGGATGATTACGGGAATGGTTAAAAGGAACCTGAACGGATGTTTCATGTGTCTCCAGTGTTCGGGGGATACGGCTGGAGACTCGGTCTCCTGATGAGGAGCCTAGCGCCCCCCATCCATCAATGTTACCATTTTATGACGCTGTTGGATAATAAAAATTGCTTTCCTATTGATTTAGGTCTTTGACCAGGGCTTCTTTGTCGTATGCTTCAACGAAATCCCAGGTATCTTCAAGCGGTTTGATGCGAACGACGATGGCGTCACCCTCAGTCCCGACGATTTCCATTGACAGGGAACTGATGATGATGTTCGCCAACTCATCCCCGCTTTCAATGTTTTCCTCAATCTCCTCGGCGGTCAGTTCGCCCGTGTCTGCCATGTCTTGGTAAAGCGACGACAGATGTCTGAAGATTCGGAGTCGTTCCATTTCGTTTGCCATTGCGATTTCCTTTGCGTAGTTCTTGCTCACGGAGCCTACATCATCAATAAAGACGGGTGCAAGTGACCTCTCGAAAAAAAGATGTCGGAATACTTGACGGGGTGGGAGTGACCTGTGCTACGGTCGGTCGCTCCACCGGATTGGGGCGTGCCCCAAAAGACAAGGAGAAAAATGAGTCAGTCACCCACAACAATCATCGGGAACGTCACAGACGACCCGAAACTCACGTTCACGGGCGAGGGCACTCCCCGCTTGAACTTCGGCGTTGCCGTCAACCATTACTGGACCGACGCGTCGGGGGAAAAGCAGGAGAAGACCTCGTTCATCAACATCACCGCTTGGCGTTATCTCGCAGAGGATTCGGCAAACGTCCTTGAAAAGGGCGTCGGTGTCATCATCAATGGTCGTCTAGAACAGCGTTCGTGGGACGACAAGGAAACTGGGCAAAAGCGTTCGGTTGTTGAAATCACCGCTGACAACATTGGCGTTTTGACTCGCTCCATTGAGTCATTTGAGCGCAAGCGTCGTGGAGGCGAAGGTGGAGCCCCAGCCAAGAAGGCTGTCTCCCCTCGTCAGGCACAACAGCGTCAGTCCGTCCCAGCAATCACTGACAACGAGGAGCCATTCTGATGGAAACGGAAAAGCAAGGTCGGGGTCGTCCCCGCATCAACCCACAGGAAAATTCACGGCGAGTAACCCTCACCTTCCCGCAGTCACTCATTGAGAAGTTGTCTGACGAGGCAAAGGGTCGGGGCATGTCGTTCGCTGCTCTCATCCGAGAAAAGATTTCCTGATATCACGTTGCCGATAAGCGTTCCAGTGAGTACGCTCGGCAAAAGAACTACCGCCACATACCTGCGGTAACGAAGAACCTGTTAGCAACTACCAACGGTTGAGCCAACAACGGGAGGTTCTTCGGCAAAGAGCCCACTCCTTCGGGGGTGGGTTTTTTGTTGTATCCACCACTTCGTCTTTCGGATGAACTAATGTCTGCGCGATGGAAGGGCGACGACAAGCACCGAAACGTGCAGTGACTGAGATTCGCCGTGTCGGGACTCACGGAAATGTTCGTTATGAGCATGTCCTTGATTGCGGACACAGTGAATACAAGCCACGAGCATCACGGGCAGAACGCATCGCATGCATGTGGTGTGTAAAGGCGAGCGAGAAGGACATAGAGATGAAGTCCTTCACTGCTCCACCCCCATCAATCATTGCCGAGTATGCCGACGACAACACCGCATCGTCGGAGATTCACCTTGGTCGTGTGCGTGCTTCGTTGGCATCCATAATGAAAGTCCCGCTAGAAGCGATAGAAATTGTTGCTTCAGAGAATCGCGGTGTGCTAGAAATAAGAGCGGCGTACGTTTTTCTGTCGGCAGGGGATATCAGCCGACTCATTCAGAGAGGGGAAATGCAATGACACAGCCACCTGCTAATGGCGCATGTATTGGGAAGCCGACCAATTGGTGGTTCCCATCGGCAAGCAATCGTTCATCAAGCGATGACCGACGGGACGCCCGAGAGGGGGCAAAGAAAGCAATCACCATCTGCAACTCGTGTCCAGTACAAGACGAGTGCTTGGCTTACTCACTTGAGTGGGAGCCAGTAGGCATCTGGGGTGGACTCCCAGAGAATGACCGTGACCGCATGCGTCGTCGCTTGGGTATCAAAATCGTTCGTCCGTTGTTAAGCGACCTCTTGGGGTATCCATCCCGTGTATGAACATACGAGCAACATCCTTTCCCGTTTAGATGGAGTCATAAAGACTCACAACGGCTGGGATGCCAAGTGTCCCTGTCGTAACGATGACAGCAACCCATCGCTCTCTATCCACGAGAAGCCAACTGGTCAAATTCTGATGTACTGCCACCGTGGAGGTGGATGCAACGCCAGTCAGATATGCGACTCAATTGGTGTAGCCCTGTCTGACCTCATGCCCCCATCAGAACTTGCACACGGAATTGACAATTACCCAACGGCACGGCCCTCAACTTCTTACGGTGGCGGAAAGCCTAAGAAGAAATTACGTTTAGTCGCCGAGTACAACTACCGCGATGAGAACGGGGCTCTTGCATTTCAGAAGCGACGCTTCGTTGACGAAGATGGACGAAAGACATTCCGTCAGCGACGCCCCAGCGAAGATGGTAGTTGGATTTCGTATCTCGGTGACATCCCAAAGATTCTGTACAACCTCCCAGAGGTGCTTAAGGCAAAAGAAAAGGGTGAGGAAATCTGGGTCGTTGAGGGGGAGAAGGATGCCGACACCCTCACAGGACTGGGTGTAGTTGCAACCACCATGCCCAACGGTGCGGGTGGCTGGCTAGACATCCACACCGAAGCACTTGCTGGTGCAACTGTTCTTGTTGTTGCCGACAACGATGAAGCGGGACGCAAGCATGCCGCCTATGTGCTTGGTGAACTAACCAAGGCTGGCTGTGATGTACAGGCATACTCCACGCCTCGTTGTAAGGACATCTCTGACTTCATTGCCGACGGTGGCGACACAATGGAACTTGTTCGCTTCATTCCTGAAGGCGAAGATTTGGTTCCCGTGCTTCCCGAAGAGCATCCTGACGATGAGGATGACAACTGGGAGGAGGAAGAGCGAAAAGTCCCGCGTGTTGACTCAGGCACGACGATTGAGAAGATTCGTGAACTTCTGGATGACACAACCCTGTCTCCGGCTGCTCTGCTAACAAAGGCATCGTTCCTTATCTCCGCTGGAACGGCGCAGATGCCGAGCAATCAGGGACGGTTGGTCAACTGGGACCAGTTCATTGGTGAATCTGATGTTGATAACTACGATTGGCTCATTCCTGGATTGCTTGAACGCAGGGAGAGGGTCATCGTTGTTGCTTCAGAGGGTGTTGGCAAGACGATGCTTGCTCGTCAGGTTGCAATCACGACTGCTTGTGGTGTTCAGCCGTTTTCGTTCCAGCGGATGCCACCCATCACTACGCTGACTATTGACCTTGAGAACCCAGAACGAATCATTCGTCGTTCATCACGCACAATCATGAGTGCATCAAAGAATCTTGGCTTTTGCCTGGAGCCCCGTGCTCACCTGCTCATCAAGCCCGATGGTCTTAATGTCTTGGACAGCGCAGACAGGTTGCTGATTGAGTCATACATGGAGCAGATACAGCCAGACCTCCTTGTCATCGGCCCCATCTACAAGTTGTTCCTTGACCCTGGCACACGAACCTCAGAAGCAATCACTATTGAGGTCGTCAAGTACCTTGACTCGTTGCGTGTTCACTTCAACTGCGCCCTGTGGATGGAACACCATGCTCCGTTGGGTGATTCACAGACATCACGAAACCTCAGGCCATTCGGTTCGGCGGTCTGGTCACGCTGGCCCGAATTTGGTCTTGCTCTCCAACCAGACCCCACTGCTGTGGGAGAATATGTGTATGACGTAAAGCACTTTCGTGGAGAAAGAGATGAGCGTCTGTGGCCACTCAAGATGAAGCGAGGCAAGTCGGGTAAGTGGCCATTTGAGACCATCGAATTTAAGAAGGTTGGAGATGGCGGAGCGTAACCCACAAGTGATGACCAAGGAGTTTCTCGCAGAGCGGGACCTCCGAATCTTCAAGCAAAGGCAAGCGGGCGTGTCTATTACGGATATTGCCCGTCGCTTTGGCGTGTCAACGGCAGTCGTCAATAAGGCAATCCAGCGTCAACTGGAGAAACTGAATAAAGAAGCATTTCTTGCTTATCCAGAAGTGCTCCGCATGGAACTTGAACGCCTTGACAGCCTTCAGTCAGCCATCTGGCCCCTTACCCAGCATCGCAAAGTGACCCTTGACGATGGAAGTGAGGTTCAGGTTGAACCAGACCTCAAGGCCATTCAGACAACTTTGTCCATCATGGAGAAGCGAGCCAAGTTGCTTGGGCTTGAGCAGAACAACCTCAACGTCCAGATGGAAGTCAACACAACGCAGGAAATCAAAGCATCGTTGTCCGGGGCTATCGAGGTCAGCACGATGGAGTCCTTCAACCCAGAGGCAGAAGCAAGGGCATTGCTAGAGGTGATGGGTAGGAGTGGAGTCCTCCCAGCAGAAGTCGTCAATGAATTGCTTGGAATTGAAGCAACCGCACTCTCCCCTGAGCCAATACTTGCTGAGTTAGTATCTGGTGAGGAGGCAGACGACAATGAGTGATACGTGGAAGAATGAAGAAAGTCAGGACTTGGGGTCGGACGCCCAAGACAACCTAAAAGTTGCTGTAGATAAAGTCGCCGAGACACTAGACATGACTGTGTCTCAGGTTATTGGGGATGACGGTCCTTCTACGAAACAAATTATTGTCCGAACTACAGATTTGGACCATGAACGATGGAAAGCGGCTGCTCAGAAGAACGGAAAGAGCATGTCTCAGTTTATTCGGGACTCTGTGAATACTAAAGTCTCAGAAACGCTTGATTGCCAGCACCCAATAAACATGCGTCGTTACTACCCATGGGCTGAGTTCTGCCTGAAGTGCAATACCCGAATCAGGGGTTAGCCAAAGTAGTAAAATTTGTTCAGCACATATGTTGGCGAATAAGTAATTGAGCAGTAGCCTCATGTTTATGAGGTACGCCATTCCTAATAAGACACAAGTCCGCACCCGTAGTAAGTACTGCGTTACCGACCCATCATCTATTCCTGATGTGCTTCGCAATGATGGACTCAGCGAAGATGTGTTCATGAGCATTATTGATTGGTATACGAGTAATCGCATTGAGCCAGAAGAACTTATGTTCGCCAATTTTGAGGACTATTGGAACAGTTTCCCACACCCCATGTTCTTCTTGGCTGCCAGTGGCGTGAGACTCCTTAACGAACATGAAGTAGCGCCCGAAGGGGAGTTGACTACCGTATATACAGTTTATGCATCAGATGAAGAGGACGAAAACAATACGCCCTTGTCTCGATTCCTACATAAATGGTGCCTTGAGATTAAAGAAAGAAACGCAGTAGACGATACTGATTTCTGGTTCGTACTTGAGTTTACTCGTCTTGAACTCAAGCCCCGCAGGGTAAGGCACGTAGTGAACCTATTTGAGGGTGACTGGTTTGCGTCTGAGGATTTC